GGTGGATTTCAGTCCAATCCAGACGCCGGATAACGGATTTACTATTTTCGGCGTTGCCAACCCAACGCCCAGCAGTGCTGTCGCTGGATCTGGTTCTCTGTTTCTAATGCGGAAAGCATCTCCGTACGTCCAGTACGGTGTGCTGTTTAACTTTAACATCTATGGAAGCGAGGGTATATTTGGAAATCTAGTTTCCTACAATCAGGTTAACGGAGGTGATCCCGCTCCCTATTCCGCCACGATGGCGGGTGATGTCGATAGCTTGTGGCATAGCTATGCTTCTAGGCACAACGGCAGTGCCCCCGCCACTCTCTGGCGTGACGGCCTGCTGAGAGCTACTGCTTCGCAGCCAATCGTGCCAAGTCTGTCTGACACCGGGCAAACACTGGTTATCGGCGGACTGAACGCCAGCGGCTTCGGCACCATCGGCGGCATCGGTCTCGTCTCCGCATGGGACAGGCCGCTTGCCGACTGGGAAATGCGGGCGCTGCATGATGACCCGATGGGGCTGGTGCGGCCCGCTAGACCGCGCACGTTCTTCATTCCTGACGCTCCCTTCACACCGCTTCCCGAAGCAGACCTCCTTCTGATGGAGACCGGGGAAGCGATCCTGTTAGAAGACTCCGGCATGCTTCTGCTGGATAGTTTCGTGCTGCCGGATGAGGTTGTTGGCACCAGCTCAGTTGCCCTGTCTGCCCTGGTCGGCAGCGCCTCGGGTGCGCGGACCATCCCGGACAGGACCGGCACCAGTGCTGTCTCTCTGCCGAAACTGTCCGGGGCGGCTGCCGGGGCGCGCACTATCCCGGACAGGACCGGCACCAGCACCGCAACCCTGCCCAAACTCTCCGGGGCGGCTGCCGGGGCACGGACGATTCCCGACAGGGTTGGTACCAGCGCCGCAACTCTGCCGAAGCCTTCCCACGCCGCCACCTCCAGCTTCTCCGCTCCGTCCAGAACCGGCACCAGTGCCGTAGGTCTGCCGAAACTGTCCGGGACGGCAGCCGGTTCCAGGCTCATCCCGGACAGGGTGGTTTCCAGTTCCGTTAACCTGCCCAAGCTGACGGCCACCGGCACGGCGGCGCGGACAATACCCGATAGAACCGGTACCAGCTCTGCGACGCTGCCGAAACCGGTCTCTACCGGCACCGGCCAGAGAACTATCCCGGCGCTTTCCGGCACGTCTTCCGGCCCGCTGCCCCGGCTCTCCGCTGCGGCCATCGGCACCAGGACCATCCCGGACAGGACCGGCACCGCCGCCGCCACTCTTCCGCGCCCGTCTGTTTCCGCCACCGGCCAGAGGGTGTTGCCGGAGATCTCCGGGGCAAGTTCGGCCCGCCTCCCCAAGCTGACGGCGATCGGCACGGCCTCTCGGGTCATCCCGGCCCTGACCGGCTCGTCCAGCGGCACCCTGCCGTTCCCGATGCTTCTTGCTCAGGGCGGGCGGTCTCTGCCCGGTCTGACCGGTTCCTCACTGGTGACCCTGTCCCACCTTGGGATGACCGCCAGCGGCTCCAGGACCATCCCGAACAGGGTCGCTGTCAGCGCCGCATTCCTCAAGCCCCTCGCCGTCAGTGCAACCGGCACTCGGACCATTCCGGTCAGAACCGGCACCAGCGCCGCGAGGCTGCCAACACTTTCCCATGTCGCCTCCACCACTGTCTCATCGCCGTCACGATCCGGAATATCCGAGGTGGTCCTGCGCCAGCTCGGGCATGCTGCTATCGGTCAGTTCATTCCGGAAGCGGTCGGCGGCACCTCCCAGACAAGGCTGCTGGCTCTCACCGCGAGCGCCACCGGTAACCGGACGATCCCGGCCAGAACTGCAACCGGCACCGCTACGCTGCCGAAAGTCTCGGCAACTGCCATCGGCGGCAGAAGCATTCCAAGCATCAGCGGCATCGCCTCGGCAATCCTGCCGCTGGCGCGCCTGACAGCCAGTGGAGAGAGGCTGCTTCCCGGACTGACAGCGACCAGCGCCGTCGCCCTTCCAGGCCCCCTCCTGACCGCGAATGGTAGCCGGTCGATTCCGGCCAGAACCGCCACCAGTGCTGTCGCCCTGCTGTCTCTCCAGGTTAGCGCCAGCGGCCAGCGGTCGGTGCCGCCGATCTCGGCGACCAGCGCCGTCCGGTTTCCTAACACGGGGCTGTCCGCGCAGGGCAGCCGGGTTCTGCCGGAGATTGTCGGCACAAGCGCCGTCTCCGCGAGAGCACTGTCCGGAACCGGTACCGGCAGCAGAACTATCCCGAGCCTGACAGGCATCGCTACCGCGATCCTGCCCAAGCCGGTCCACGTCGCCACGGGGCAGCGCGGCATCGGTGGCATGGACGGCCTGAGCGCCGTCGTCTGGAGCAAACTCACAGCCACCGGCCTCGCCAGTCGGACCATTCCGGATCGTACAGGGCAGTCCACGGTCAGGTTGCCGCTCGCCAGAACCACCGCCACCGCCACCCGTGTCCTGCCTGAAATCATTGCCACAAGCGGCATCGTTCTGAAGGTTCCGGGACAGACGGCAACCGGCAACGCGGCGGCACCGGGGCGCACCGCCATCTCCGCCGTCAGGCTGAAACTCGCGGTCCACGCCGCCGAGGGTGATCGCGCCCTGCCGGGTATCACCTCGGCGTCCACCGTCCGGCTCAAGCCGCTCACACTTTCCTCCACGGCCAGCCGGACCATTCCGGATCGCGTTGCCAGTGGCTCCCTGCTTCTGGCGGTGCTGCGCACGGCAGCTCAGGGGCAGGCCAAGCCGCCGTCGATCTTCGGGACGGCAGAGGCGACGCTCAAGATCCTGGGGCACGCCGCAGACGCCCAGTACACCCTGCCCGCGCGCAGCGGAACCTCGGCATCCCGTCTGTCTGCCCTGACCCACGGCGCGGTCGGCACCGCCACGCTTCCAGCGCGAGAAGGCGTCTCCGAGTCCATTCTGTTCCGGCTGTCCCACGTCAGCGCGGGCAGAGCCATCGTTCCTGGCGCGATATCCATCATCCTGGAGGCTTGGCTGGATGCGGAAGTGACAGCCTCCGACGTCTACCTGGACAATAGTGTGTCGGATACCGCTTGGTCTCCCGACGTCTATCTCGACAGCGACGGGATATCTTCTCCGTCGTCGCCAGAGATCTATCTTGAGAATGCCGTTCCAGCGGCGGCGCAGTAATCACCGAGGAGGCTATGATGGATTTCTCTCTGTACCAGGGAGACACGATGCGCGTCCATTTCGCGCTCAAACGCAAGGACGGCACGCCGCTGGAACTGGTCGGGGCTGAACTCCGCTGGCAGGCATCCCGGCTGAAGGCTCCCGGCGTCTTCGGATCGACTCCGATCCTCTCCAAGACTGAACTGGACGGTATCGAGATTGATGACGACCTCAACGGCTTGGTGACGGTCAACCTTGATCCGGAGGACACTTTGCAACTTAAGGGTGATTTTTATCACGAGCTTGAAGCTGTTGATGCGAGTGGGGACGTCTCCACCGTCTACACCGGCACCTTCCAGATCAAGAAGGCTCTGATCAAGCCCGCCGTCTGAACCTCCCAATTCCCAGCGAAAGGAACCAGATCATGAGCCTTGTGACCCTAGTCGTTGTTCTCGTCATCGTCGGTGTCGCTCTTTATCTCATCAATGCCTACGTTCCGATGGAGCCGCGCATTAAGTCCATTTTGAACGTCGCCGTTATCATCTTCGTTCTGTTGTGGCTGGTGATCTCCTTCCTCAACGCCACCGGCAACACTGTCGGTGATCTTCGGCTGGATTGAAAATCTATTTCTCCTGGGACCTGATACTCATTGTCTCTGTGTCCCTGTGGCTGTGGTCGGCCGGAAAGATTATGGAACACTTCTATCCCCGGCTGACACGGTCCATTCAGGCGCTGGTCGTTCTGATCGGCCTGATCCTGCTGATGTGCGGACTCTCGGGCAGATTTATCCATGGAGAATGAACATGCCGTTCATCGTTGAAACAGGCTTCGGAGCGGCCGGTGCCAATGCCTACTGCACGGTCGAATTTGCGGATAGTTTTAACCAGATGCAAATCGATGGGCAGGACTGGGGAGACCTCGATTTGCCAGACAAGCAAATTCGCATAGCGACGGCGTCCCAGATGATAGACGCGAATTTCGACTTTCACGGGCGTCGGATATCCCGCTTCCAGGGGCTTGAGTTTCCCCGCTGGGGCATCAAGGACCGGGATGGCTTCATGATCCCGGCAGCCCCGTTGCCCAACTTCCTCAAATGCGCCACCGCAGAACTGGCCCGCATCCTCGGGGAACGCGCTGACGCGGGCGGCAGCGCCACCGGCTCGACCAGCGGACAGTCATCCGCCGGAGCCGTCGAGAAGATCCAGGTCGGCCCGATTGCCCTGACGCTCAGTAGTGGCTCGTCGTCAAGCTCCGGCAGCACCAGTGCGGCGTCGAGCACCATGGTTCCTGTTATCCCAAGATCCGTGGTCGCGTGGCTGCTGGACTACAGCATTCCCCGGTTCGGCTACGGTAGCGCGAGGCTCGTACGATGACAGCAACTAACGGCGGACGAATCGGTAAGGTTAAGTTCAGGAACGGCACAGAGCTTCGTGTCCTGGAAACCCGCCACGCCGGAAACCCGCTGATCATCGATATGCTGATCAGCCTCCTGGACCGGGCGCGCGGCGGTGAACTCGTCGCCTTCGGCATGATCTCCGTCAATCCAAGAGGCACGGTCGGAACCGCCTGGGTCAGTGACAATGGCCGTCACCACCATGAACTCGCCAGCGGTGCCCTCACCCTGGCGCACCGCATGGGAGGTTCCTGATGGGCACGCTCGACACCGTCCGCGCCGCCCTCGACACCGGTTGGACGGCACTCGGAGACCTCAAGCAGTCGGTCACCGTGCGCCGAATCACGCGCGGCGTCTACAGCCCGGAAAGCGGCATGACGACGGACAACGTCCTGAGCGCGACGGTGGACTGCGTCCTTACGGGATATTCCGCCGACCTTATTGACGGCACGGATATCCGGGTCGGAGATCTCCAGTGCGTCATCCGGGGCAAGGACATCTCGTTCCGGCCCGAGCAGGGTGACAGCGTGACGCTGCCCAACGGACAGATCTGGCGCGTCATGCGCGCAACCGGTGACCTCTACGATCCGCCGATCTATCACGAATTGACACTCCGTCGCTGACCCCCATCCAAATCAAGCGTATTCATAACCGCGTATACGATAATCGTGATAGGGCTGGACTAATCATAACCTTTGCGGTATATCCAATCCCGCACAGGTGGGTCTGTAGCATTGCGCCAGTGAGCGCCACCCATCGTGCCCATCCGAAAGTCGCCTTTCCAACAGAAACGACCACACGGACCAAGGAACAGCCGATCCAGGCTGCTCTTTTCGCTGGGCGGAGTTTCCCCTTATGACAGTTCTACAGTTCAAGCCGCGCCAGACGGCGCAGGCCACTCCCAATCACGAACCCACCTATACCCCGTCGCAGTTCTTCAAGGCGTGGCTCTGCGTCGCTATCGGCCTCTACATCTCGCCCTGGATAAGCTGGCTGGATATCCTCAGCGAAGATGTCCAGTCAAATGGGGGCGGTCGCCGCTGATGGCCTCGCTCAAGACGAGAGGCTTTCGCGACCAGCTTCGGAACTATGTTCGGGACGCCAAGCTCCAGCACGTCCGCTGGGTCAAGCGTGTCGCGGCAGCGGCCCATCGGGCAGCCTACCAGCATACCCCCATCGACACCTCCCGCGCCATGAGCGGCTGGGTCGCCAAACTCGACAAGCCCTTCATGGGCGAGCCGAACTACACCGCAGGCTCCAAGGGCAGCACCTACGCGGAAGCGGTTCAGATCAACGAAGGCAACATCGCGGAGATCGCTCAAGCCTACGCCTTCGGCAAGAAGATCTGCATCCGCAACAACGTCTACTACATCGAGACCCTGGAGGAGGGCACGAGTCCCCAGGCTCCCGGCGGCATGATGTCCTTCGCTCTCGATGCGGCCAAGCGGGAGATGAGCTAGGTGTCCCCGAGCGAAGCCAAGGCCCTGCTGGAGACCGCGTTTAAGAACGGGTGGGCCAACCGGACGCCGATTGCGTGGGGCAACACCACGCCGCCGATGCCGGATAGCCAGTGGGTTCGCTTCACGGTCATTCACGGGGATTCCCGGCTTCGCTCCTGGTCCGGTAACACTATGAACTACGAGCGTAACGGCATCTGCTTCGTGCAGATCTTCGTGCCGCTCGGGAGCGGGACGCGCGCCGCATCCGATCTGTCCCACGGCGTTCTGAATATCCTGGAGGGAAAGAAGTTCGGCAATCTGGAGACCGGCACCGGCAGTCTGTTGGAGGTCGGTCAGGGTGACGATGCCAAGGATCAGACTCAGGTGCGGATTTCCTTCTCCTACGACGAACAGAGAACGGTCTGATCACCATGCATTTTCGCGTTTCGCAGTGGACAGAAGCTTTCGTGGCGGACCATCCGGACCAGGAAGTCATCTGTCCCTATCGGGTGCTCGATCCCGGCACAGGCTCCTGTATTTCCGGCGTCACGGAATTCAACGACGACGAGGGATGGCTTCGGGTTCTGTGCAGAGATCCCGCCCTGTCCACGCCGGACAAGCCGCATTGGGCCTTCTCCCGGGAAATCGATGAACTGATCACGCAGATCAAGTACGTCCCTTTCCAGGTGGTTCCCTACTACGACGGCATCGATGACCTGCCGACAGTCTACGTGGACGATCTTGAGTTCCGGGACGGCAAGCCGGTGGGTGACTGGCTGCCTGCACCTGAACCCCACCACCACAAGCCAGAAGGCGAGACCTGACATGCCATCCCCCTTCCTCAAAGACGATAAGCCCGGCAAGCCTGAGAAACCCGGCAAGCCTGAGAAGCCGGATGCTTCCAAGGACAAGCCCTTCTCCATCCCGTCCGTTCCCCTGGAGTTCATGCCGCCAGCGGCCAATCATCCGAACCGTCTGGTTTCCGTGACCGGCTCCGATGGTACCGTGCTCTGCCTGTCCTTCAGCGACGGCGTCGAGTGGCGCACCCTCAAGTTCGACACCACGGTTCCGCTCCCGGTCCCCGCAGAGCCTGAAGTTCCGGAGACACCCGCCATTCCCGCCGTCTGATCCTCTGCCCCACCATCCTTGAAGGAGAGAACCATGGCACTAACGAATGATGCACAGCCCGGACGCATGGGTGCGGAAGCCGCCAACAAGACTCATACGCTGGCGACCTACACCACGACCACGCTGCCCTCCGCTGCCGCCCATCCCAACCGACTGATCTGGGTCAGCAACGGCAATGCGGGGGCTGCCTGTCTGGCGGTGTCGAACGGAACCTCCTGGCTGCGCATCGTTCCCGGTGCCGCCGTCGCCGCCACTTAAGCGAACAGGCATGGTCCTGCCCTGCTACACCGTGGCGACTCTGCCCGACGCTGCCACTCACAAAGACTGGCTGGTGCGCGTGACGGATGGAAACTTCGGAACGCCCTGCGTGGCCTTCTCCGATGGAGAGCACTGGATGCGCCTTGTTGCGGGAACGCCCGTAGCCTCTAGCTGAATGCCAGCTATGGGAATGATTGGATGCTTGAGATCACGTCCTGCGGTATAGTGGCGGACAGGAGGGGTGTGTGCTGCACCCCTCCTGCTCTGACCACGAACCTGACAGGAGCAGGATCAATGGCTCGTAAAAAGGTACAGCCTTGCCGTCATTGCGGCAACCCCATCCCGTTTCCGGAACCTAAACCGGGAGCACAACGAGTTTCCCGCCCGAAGTTCTGTTCCGATTACTGCCGTCTCTACTCAAAAGTGGATACGACACCCGGACACGGGCCGAAGGGGGAATGCCATGTTTATACCGGTGCCAAGCACAAGTTTGGATATGGCATGATCAACAAATCAGGGTCTAAGGCATCGGAGATTACCACGGCTCATGTGTATGCCTGGGAAATCGAAAATGGCCCCGTTCCTGATGGCATGTTCGTTCTTCATGAATGCGACTATCCGCCCTGCTGCCGGGGAGACCATCTCTTCCTGGGAACTCATCAAGACAACATGGATGACATGATGGGTAAGGGTAGGCAGATAGTTGGAGAAGAGAAGCCTCTGGCGAAGCTTACTGAGGGTCAGATCAGAGAAATTCGGCGTGATGCTGGCTTATACTCGGATCGGGAGTTAGCAGCTAAATACGGCGTCACTCACGGTCTTATCCAGGGTATCCGGAAACATCAGAGATGGAAACACATCTCGTAACATCCTGCCAGTAGGCAGAGATCAGAAACCCCGCTTCGGCGGGGTTTTTTGTTGCCTTTTCTCAAACCTCTAAGTAGTATAGGAGGCTATCATCGCAACCCAGGCTTTCAACGCGCAGGGAACGATCATCGCTCGTGAGGGCACGACTCCCGGCACCTACACCTCCATCGCGGAAATCCGATCCTTCTCCGGTCCTGGCGGTTCCGCAGCTATTATTGACGCCACGACCCTTCTCAGCACGGGGAAGGAGAAGGTCATGGGCCTCATGGATGAAGGGCAGTTGACACTTGAACTGAACTTCGTCCCAGGAGATACTGGTCAGCAGGCTTTGCTCGCAGACCGTGCGGCCCAGCTTCGCAAGAACTTCAAGATCACCTTCTCCGACGCCAACAACGCGACCGGCACCTTCGCGGCCTACGTCATGGGCTTCACGGTCGGCGGCGGCGTCGATGCCCTGACAACTGCAACGGTGACCTTGGAGATCACGGGGGCAGTTGTGTGGGATTTTAATCCTACGCCGTAAAGATCAAGTATAGTTGGTAGCACCCTGTCCGTTATCTGGACATTCAATGCCATTCTGATACAATGGCTACATGAAAAGAAAACGTGATTGCGGCATCTACCGAATAACAAACACTGCCAATGGCAAGATTTACATAGGCAGTGCTGTTAACCTTCCTCAAAGATGGTCAGACCATCGATGGAACCTTGAAAGAGGTCTTCATCCTAACCGGCACTTGCAAAGCGCCTGGAACAAATATGGAGGGGAAGCCTTCGTCTGCGATGTGCAGGTTCGGGTTTCTGAGGCTCTGCTGATTGAGACGGAACAGGAATATCTGGACCGTTTCACTCCATACGATCCCAGCATCGGATACAACATATCCAAAATAGCTGGCTCCACTTTGGGGATTTCCTGCACCCCGGAGAAGGCAGCGAAAATTGGAAATGCCAATCGCGGTAGGATAAGGTCAGAAGCACACAAGGCTATTCTGCGAAAATACGCTGGATCAGCAGCCTTTACGGCGGAAACTGGTCGGAAGATCAGTGAAGCCAATAAAAGGAGAGGTGCCATGACGCCAGAGCTTATTCTCATGGGGATCGAAGCCAGACGCGGGAAATCACTTTCAGCGGAACACAAAGCCAAAAAATCTGCCGCCATGAAAGCCAATCTGGCGCATCATGAACATCTACGTGCCCTGAACGACAAGACGCGCGGCAAGTCCACTATCCTGACGCCAGAGCAAATCGCTGCGCTGATTTCAGATAGAGAGGCTGGAATGAGTTATGTGGCTCTCGGCAAGAAGTACGGAGTGAGCAACGTCACTGCCAAGAATTGGTGTATGAGGTTTGCTCTCACCGTTCAGTCCACCGCAGACCAGGGCCAGACCACTCTTCTCTAACCGACTTCACCCATGAAGTCTTCCATTCAGGGCGGTTCCTCGGAGCCGCCCTTTTTCGTGACCGGGAACATGCGCCAATGGCGAGAACGACCACGGCCAAAGCCCAGATGGCGAGCCTTCTGGGAGACAACACGTCGGGAGCCATCGGCGCGGACGATGTCCGGACTGTGCTCACCTCGGCCTTCAATCTGATCGAGAACTCTCCGGGGTTTCTCAACGTCAAGGACTTCGGCGCGATCGGGGATGGCACTGCGGACGACACCGTCGCGATCCAGGCGGCGCTCAATCAGGGGGCCTGGAAAACGATTTACTTTCCGGCTGGCCTGTACCGGACGACGGCCCCGCTCACCGGTCCCGCGCCCGCTGACGCCGTGAGGCTTCTCGGAGAGGGCGGGGGCAATACGACGATCCGGCTCCACGGCAACGGCACCGTTCTGGCCCTCACCGACGCAAAATTTTGCTCGATTGAGGAGTTGACGTTCCAACACGGCAGCGGAACCGGCAGCGGCGTCATCTTCTGGGGCATCAACGGCAGTAACAACGTTGACCGCTGCTATTTCTCGATCAACGCCGGGGGTCATGGGTTGGCTTTCAGCGGCACGGACGCGGTGTCCCAGTCCAGCAATCGGGTGACCCGCTGTCTGTTCCTGGAGAATGGTCTGGCGCAGCTTTACATGCATAGATCGAATGACGGCGTGATTGCCTTCAACGCCTATGGCGGCGGCACCGGCCCCTACTCTCCGGCGGGATGCCATTTGTCCCACTCGTCGGCGGGCCAGTACATGTCGAATGAGCACTGGAACAACGTTAATGGTCTGAGGATTGAGAACTCCAGCTTTCTCAGGATCTCTAACAACCGCTTCGAAGAAGCCCGCAATGAAGGCGTTCTGGCGACGAACTCTCCGTGGTGCCAGTTCACCGGCAACTATCTTCACACCAACAGTCAGTCCTCATCAGGAACCTACTCTGCGCTTCGGCTCGGCGCTTGCAACAACTGGAACATCACCGGCAACATGTTCATGAGTTGGAATACCTTGCGTCACAAGCATTCCATCGAGGCGGACGCGACCTGTTCGGCGATCAACATGGTTGGCAACATGATGGATCACAGCAACGGAACGGACATCAACACGAGCACGGCGGCAAACGTCACCTCGACCGGAAACGTCTAGCCATGTCGAAGTTTCTGCTCGGTCAGCGCGTCACTGTCATCCACGGAGATCCCAGCGGTCTCGGCACGGTTCACGATGTCTACGGTGGTCCAGTGGATTTCAGCTACCGCGTTCTGATGGACCAGCGCGGGGAAGACGGCAACCGGACAATGGCGATGACTTACGACGATGCCATAGTCCCGGCAGATCCCATCACGCCCTACACCCTCGGCCAGCGCGTCACCTATTTCGGCCGCGCCGGAACGATCACAGATCTTATTCCGGAAACCGACCAGGAAGATCCTCGGGACGCCGTCCTGGAGATATCCTGTGATGAAGATCCGCCCGAGTGCTTCAGCGGGGTTCGTCACAATTACATCTTCGTCGTTCCGGCCTGGAAGCTTCACGCCTACGCGCGCTGAGACACGGCCCATGACTCCGACCAAATGGCTATCAGAGGTTGGCTACCCGGAACTCTGGGAAGCCATTGACGAGGCCCTGCTCTCCACGGCGACAGAGCACGCAGAGGCCGGACTGCTGGCCGAGCAGTGGGTCAAGATGCCCAAGCGCGTTCGCGCAAACCTCCACGGAAAACTTCGGTCGGCACTCCGCCGCCGCATGTCTGTCCGCTGATTAACCCAAAGAGATGAACCTTGGCTGATAAATCCGACAACCCGATCCGTGGCACCACCCCAATCGAGATCGGTGGGGTGACCTACGTCATGCGCCTCAACTGGCACGCTATCGCCCAGATCCGGGAAATGTGGCCGGACGGCTACGACTTGATGGACGTCAAGACACTGGCGACCATCATCTCCCTAGCCCTGCCCAAGAACGAGGAGATGACGCCGGAGCGGATCATGGACGAGGCTCCGGCCATCGAGCCGACCATCGAGAAGGTCAGCGATATGATCAACTACTCCTGGTTTGGCTCCAAGATTGAGCCGCCGAAGCTGGAGATCCAGGAGGAAAACCCTCCGAAAAAGGCGGAGAAGCTGGCATAGGCTTCGTCCTCAAGACCGCGTTTCGCGCGGGCATCAAGCCTTCCGAATTCTGGGAGCAGACCCCCTACGAGACGAGGCTTTGCGTCGAAGGCTACAATGACATCCGGCTCGATGAAGACGAGCGCTTTATGCATACCGCCTGGTATATCGGCTACTTCACGCGCATCAAGGACATGCCCCGGCTGTCCGAGATGCTGGCTCCGTACCGCAAACGGTCGGCGCTCAAGCCGGGTGTCAAACAGAACGATATCCCGGCCCAGACGGCGTCGGGAACTGATCCGAGCATGAGCCGCAACCTCATGAACGCGCTGCTCCAGTTTCCCGCTGGAAAGGTTCCCGGCGAGCGCGTCGGGAATGCCGCCACACCGCCAGAGGCTCCCCCCGCATGACCGAGAGAGACGCCCATCTTCAGCTCCTGGTCGATGGCTCGAAAGCAGTTTCGGGCATCAAGGCCGTGGAAGCGGCCCTGGAAAAGCTCGCCGCCAAGGCAGACGCGACCCAGTCAGCCCTCGACAAGGTGGGTGCCAAGCGGATTATACCGACCGCTCGACCGCCGTCCCAGACCGCTGCGTCCAGCGCGCCGCAGATCCGGGCGGAGCAGGCGGTCACCTCGGCGCGGGCGCGCGGTGCCGCCTCTTCCTTCAAGATCGATCAGGATTTCGCCAGCAAGCGGATTTCTCTGTCCCTGAGAGTTGCTAAGGCGGAACAGGCAGCCCTCCAGCAGACCATGGACTTCCGCCAACGTATGCTCGACCAGCAGGCGCGGCAGGAAGTGTCCCGGAGGGGAACCGGCAGAGACAAGGTCGTCTTGGGAGATCCCGCCACGGCTGTGCCACAGCAGACGATGGCGTTTCAGGCCCGCATGCAGTCCCAGAAGGGCAGCACGACGGACAGGTCCGCAGAGCGCATGGACCGCATCCGGGCCATGGCCGAAGAGGAGAACGCGCGCCGGGATCGGGCTGCCCAGGATGCCATGCGCCGGGAAGCGGAGGCGGAGAACCGCGCCCGCAGTGACTCCACTCGCCGGATGACTCGCCTGCGCGCGGCGGCGGAGGCGGAGAACCTGTCTCGGGATCAGCGCGCTTACGACAATATGCGCCGGGAAGCAGAAGCTGAGAACGCGCGGCGTAATCAGGACCTGCGCCGCTATACCGCCATGCGTTCGGCGGCTGAGGCGGAGAACATTCGGAGAGATCAGCAAGCCTATGCCCGCATGCGGTCTGAGGCAGAGGCGGAGAACGCTCGTCGTACCCGTGAAAGTCGCCGCTACGACGCCATGCGCGCCCAGGCCGAGGCGGAGAACGCGCGGTTTGACCGGCAGGCCATGGCTGCCACCCGCGCCCAGGCAGAAGCGGAAAACCGCACCAGGGATCGGGCAGCAAGACAAGCCGCGTCCCAGAGAGCGGAAGCGGATCGCGAGCGTCGGGCCAATGTGGTCCCGTCCAGTTCCGCCAGTTTTGTCGGCCCGATGCCGGAAACGCGCAGGCAGGTACAGAATCGTCAGGAAACAGCCAAGGCTGCGACCTACGATGCTTCGGTTGCCATTGAGCAATCCCTGAAGAAACTATCCGGCCTGTCAATGCCGAAGTTCGACACCAGCATGGCCGTCAAGCATGCGGAGAAGCTGTCGGAAGCCTTCTCCAAGGTCGGGTCCTCGGTCGCCAACATGAACAGCGCTATCGCCGGGGTCGGTGTCGTCGCGGTCGGCCAGAGCATCGCCCGCGCCGGTATGGCGATGGAAAGTCTCAAGAAGGGGATGGATGTTGCGGCCGGATCGTCCGCGCAGGGTGCCGTCGAGATGGAGCGCCTGCGCAAGGAAACGGATCGGCTCGGCGTAGATGTTCAGCATACCGGCAAGGAATACGTCAACTTCCTGGCAGCCGTCAAAGGCGGCAACGTCGATGCGGAGAAAGCCAAGGACAGTTTTTTCGCGGTGGCGCAGGCCATGTCCGTTCTCGGACGAAGCCCGGAGAGTGCGGCCAGAGCATTTAAAGCCCTAGAGCAATTCGCGTCAAAAGGGCAGGTCATGAGTGAAGAACTCAAGGGCCAGCTCGCGGAACAGTTGCCGGGTGCATTCGCAATCGCGGCCAAGTCATTGGGCATGAGTGCTGAAGAACTCGGCAACAGCATGTCGAACGGGGCTATCAGCGCCAACCAGCTTTTTGCGGTGTTTGGCGATGCCGTGAGAGGTGAGTTCGCCATTGCCGGAGACCGGGTGGACAGTGCCACCGCGTCTTTCACCCGGTTCAATAACGCCCTGTTCGAGATCAAGGCGACAATCGCCAACGGCGGGTTCCTGAAAGCCCTGGCTGACGGCGCTGACGAGATGTCGAAGTTTCTGAAAAGCGATGCCGGACAGGAGAGCGCAAAACAGATCGGTGACGCCTTAAAGGGCGCGGTCGAGACCCTAGTTGGCGGCTTGAAGGTTCTGATGGAGAACGTCGAACTGGTCAAGGCCGCCATCATAGGGCTGGTGGGTCTGGCGGTTACCAAGTGGGTGGTCGGGATTGCGACAGCGGTCGGTGAGTTGGCCGTGC